CTGGAAGACGCCAATAAGGCACAGCGAAGGGACCCTGATCCTGAGGATGAGGGGCCGGTCAACCCGGTTCGTCCGCGTAAGGGCTAATCAATGATCAAAGAAACCGCACGCGAAAAGAAAGATCGCCTCCATCGGACCTTCCGTCAGTTGGAGTCGCTGAACTATCGCGTGTCGGATGCAATCAAGCGTGGTAAGCCCCTCACCGAACCCGACTGGAACGCCTTGGTCTCGCTGGCTCAGTCCGAGGACATCAATGTCCAAATGCGTGTGCTTGAAGAAGCGATCGAGTTTACCGAGGAAGAGCTTATCGAAGTCTGGGTCCCGCTGGCGCGAGATCGCTACCATGACTTCTATGAGTTCATGAACCGAGACGAGGGGTATATCATGTCCCCTCACCAGAACCTCATCGGTGATCTTCTCATGGCGTCCGAAGCCAAGGAGATCATGCGGTTCATGCTCTCCATGCCACCCGGTCACTGTAAGTCCACCCACTCCTCGCATCACTTCCCAGCGTGGTATTTCGGCCGTAACCCGAAGCAGAAGTTTTTACAGGCCGGTCACTCGCAAGACTTCGTTTCCAAAGAGCTTGGCGCTCGTGTCCGAGGCATCATCGAGTCCGAAGACTTCCAGCGAGTCTTTCCCGACATCCGCTTACGCTCTGATATGCGAGCTATGGATTATTGGGGCCTGACGAATATGAAGGGCAAGTATGTTGCCAAAGGAGCCGGGCAGGGCATCTCCGGTTTCCGTGGCAACTACGGCATGGTGGACGATCCCTACAAAAGTCGTAAGGACGCCGAAAGCCCGACGATCCGCGAAACTGTCTTCAAATGGTATGCCGACGACTTTAGCACGCGGTTGCTTCCGGGCTCTCCTTTGGGCATCATCATGACGCGCTGGCACAGCGACGACATCTGCGGACGTATCACCGATCGTGAAAGCCGAGAAAAAACCGAGGAACAAGAGGCACTTAAAGAAAAGTTAGAACTTTCTGGTGAGTTGGAAAACCTACAAGAAAAACAACTCATTGAAAAACTTGAAGAACTTGGTCCCCAGTCGAAAAAATATCGTTTCGAAATCATCAATCTTCCCGCAATATGTGAAGACGATGACGACATCTTAGGTCGCACCATCGGTGAACCACTTTGGCCAGAGCTTTTCGACCTCGATGCATTGGAAAATCTCAGAAGTGATATGACTCCTGCGTCATGGAACTCATTGTATCAAGGAACGCCCATCGACGTGGAGGGTGGGGCTGTTTCGAGCGAGTGGTTCCAGCGCTACGACAAGGCTCCCAGTAAGACTGACGAGAGCACATCTGGACAGGTCAAGCGCATCACGGTTTCCGTGGACGCCGCCAACACGGCTAAGGAACGCTCCGACTTTACCGTCATTCTGGCGTGGGCCGAGGATCACAACAAGAATCACTACCTACTCGATGTCTCTCGCAAGCAAATGGAGTTCCCGGTCATGTCGGCCGAGATCGCTCGCATGTGCCGCCGTTGGAAAGCCGACGCGTTGCTGATTGAGATGAAGGGCAACGGCCTGTCCTACTATCAGTTGAAGAAAGACGGCGGCGCTCCAGCCCCGATGATCCCGATCGAAGTTTCTGGTCACCAGTCCAAGGAGTTCCGCTTCGACCAAGTTACCCCGATGTTTGAGGCCGGTCAGGTCTATTTACCCGAACGGGCAAGTTGGCTTCCGGATTACGAGAAAGAGATCGTTTCCTTCCCGCTCGGGAAACACGATGACCAAGTTGACGCGACCAGTCAGTATCTCAAGTGGGCTCGAAAACGCGGCCGCCGAGGAACGAAGAAGCTGGGAGGAACTGGCCACGCCCGGTAAAATGCTATCGAGCGAGGTCATTTTGGTGGGGACCCTAACGCTCAGAAATGACACCCACCCTTGGTTAATGCGTCAAATCTGCTGCGTTAACCATATTTGTTAAGGTTAATGGCGCGATTCTGCTTCGTTAACCATATTTGTTAAGGTTAACGACCACCGTTTACGTCTTGTTAACCTTAACAAAAGGTTAATTTACTCTTTGTTAAGGTTAACAGATTATGACCATCACACCCGGCTTCTGGCTCATCCCACTCGTCATCACGATCCTCTCGTTAATTCCCCTCGTGCAGTTCAAACCCGCGACCGGCGATTACGCGGCCTTCGGCAACGCTGTTGGTGTCATGATCTACGGAGGCTTCTGGCTCATCACCTCGCTCGTCGCGTGGCTCATCTACTTCATCATCGTCTAGGAGCACGTCATGATTTCACTTTTCACGCACGTGCTCGGTAACAAGACAGTGGAATTGTGCGAAACCCGTGGAGGTTACGCGGTGACCTACTATCTTGCCAACGGTCGTCGTGCCATGATGCCTTACCGCACCAAGAAAGCGGCCCACGAATTTTTCGAAGACCGGGTAGCACTGTGTGACCCGAACGAAGACGGCGTGCTTCTGGTGCGAACCAAGGACGGAATGGTCGCCTATAATGGCCGCCTCGAACCGGGCGAAGAGGGACCCTAACCCACAGACAACCGGCCACCTTAGGGACCCTGCCCCACAGATGAGGGACCCTACGCCTCAGAATAACGGCCTAGTTCTACAAAATTGGCTTGCCTCACATCCCTTCCCACATCATCTGAAAATTCTAAAGGCTGGAAAAAGTGTTTCCCAACTTAACAAATAAGTTGTTGATTTTACTGTGAATTATTTCTTGTCCTGACAAATGAGAATTTCCCGCCTTTAGACTAAAAGTTGCCCTTCCAAGTCGATCCTGTCGTGCAATCGCAAGTGGATCGTGCATCGGTCAGATCGGCCTCATTTGCCTGCCTCATCGGTCAGTCCCGTGTCCCCGGACAGAGGACGATTTGTCCTATTGTTAAGGCAGAAAAACCCTGAAAGCCAACTTAACAGGATAAATTGTCCTGTATTTTCAGCACTTTAGTGATCTCCGGTTTTCTGCATTAAGAATCCGTTGTTAAGGCAGGAAAAGTTCTGCGGGTTCTGGCCGCCTTTTCGACAGGACTTCTCAGCCCACTCCAGCCGCTTGAGACCGGGGCCACCGCCAGCCTCGTGGAGACCGGATCGACCGCTTTTGCGTCGCCCGAGGACTACCAGCCGGGCAAACCTCTCAAACAGCGCGGCCAGCCACCAGAGCCGGGCCCGGTGACATCTCTCACCTACACCAACCAAACGCGTCCTTGGGTCGCCAGACCGGCTCGATCGGGATAAAGCTGATTCTATCGAGCGGAGCGGTTTTGAATTGCATTCGAACAGGCGCAGCTTTTCGCAAATACTATCGAGCGGGTTCATTTTGAAATTCTATCGAGCGAGGCCGTTTTGAAATGCTATGGAGCGGGTTCATTTTGAAATGCTATGGAGCGGGCTCATTTTGGCTGGACGCGCTTGAGCGAGTCGATTTCGTGGTATGGTTAACGAACCGGTAACCTCGACCTAACGCACCGTTAACCTTAATGGCACGTAAATTAAGGCCATATTAACCTTAACGAAGCGTTAACTATCTTTATTAGGGTTAACAGCGGGTAAATTAACTCTGTGTTAAGGTTAACAAGATTCTCTCTCTTGTTAACCTTAACGAATATGGTTAACAGCCTATTAAGGTTAACAAACCCCTCGGTTTTGTTAAGGTTAACTGGGGTTAAGACTTAGCGGATTCTGAGCTTGACGAATCACTGCGAATCGGCGTAGTAACGAATCACCGCAACAAAGCGGAAAAGGAGACAGACTGATGAAAACGATTTTTGAACTTTACACCCAAGGCGATTCGATGACGCTCCCCGGCGGTATCGCCCTTCGGATCGATACCGAGACGCACGAGGTGGTGGTCCACAGTTTCAGCACGGATCGCGAAACCGAGACCGCTCGTCACTACTTCCAAGGCTCCTACTTCACCCATGACGGCGACCCTCGCGCCCGTGCTGGGGCTCTCGCTGACGGACTGGAAGAGTTCGCACGCCGCGCCCGCAAGGCTGCGTTCTACGACACGGGTGGCGCTCTCAACTTCGAGGCAATCATCGGAAAGGAGGTGCAGGCATCCTAGACCTTATCGAAGGCCTTACAAAGGTCGCAGTGGCGCTCCTGCTCTTTCTCCTGTTCACACCGTTCTAGGAGGGAGGGCAGGAGCCCCCCCTTTTTTTTTGTTAGCGGTTTGTTAAGGTTAACCGGGGTTAAGACTTGGCGAAAATAACTCTTGCCGAATCACTTGGACTATGGCAGTTACGAATCATCGCAACTACAAAGGAGACAAGTGGTGTTTCGTGATAACCAACCCTATCGCCGTGAAGTGATCTACAACGGCCCCGAATCAAATTACGAAGACGTGGCCGTGCAAGTCTACGGCGAAGTCGAAATCGACGACCCTGACTATGGCGCTTCTGATGGCTGGCGCATCCGCCTCCCCATCACCGGTAAACAGGTCAACGTCTTCGCTGACGATCTCAAGCCCTACCCCGATGCTCCTGAGACCTTGCAGGAACGCACCGACCGGCTTCTGAGCTTCTATCACCCAATGACCGCAGGTTTCTTCGTGGAAGCCCTTCTGCGCTACGCCGATCAGGTGCTCGAAGACGAGGAAGAGACCCGCAAGCAGATGTGCAGCGGCCTCGTCGGCGGCGACGCATGGATCGAAGCAGCCAAGGCTGTCCGGGAGGTCTTCGACGACCGGGCGAAAGCCAAGCAGGCGGCATAGGGAGGAGGCGGGCTTAACGGCCCGCTTTTTCTTTTCCGTTACCACTTTGTTAAGGTTAACGGCGGGTTACTTTGAGTGAAAATAACGCTTGCTGAATCATCTGAACTCTGGCAGTTACGAATCATCGAAACAAAGGAGACATTCGATGCAACAATTCATCGTTTTCTACAAGGCCGACCTTGCGGGTAAGGCCGCACCCGCGCTCGGATCGGATGGAGTCCTCATCGTTGACGGGCGCTTCGGTAAAGAACGGACCTACGCCGCCGCTCGTGAGCAAGCGCAAAAGCTGCGTAAGGTGAGCCCGTTCTTGCTAGGATTCCGCCTCTACAAGGGTGAACGCTTCACGAACGCCCGCCCGGTTGGCGGCATCCACGCTATCCGCCCGGACACTGCCAAGGCGCTCGAACAGGCTTGCCGCAAGGGGATCGTGGAATGGTAACGCCGGACCTAATCGAGAAGGTGCAACGCCTGATTCGTCGCCACCGCCAGAACGCTTTCAACGAGGACAATGGGGAAGCGCACGTTCGCGCAATACGTCGCCTCAAGAACACGAAGACGTTCAAGCGGATGTGTCAAGACAACCGTGACCGGGCACAGCTTCGACAAGAGCGTCGCTTGGAGGGGATGGGCTACTAGCCCATTCTCTTTGTCCTTACCCTTGCGTTAACCTTAACGTAAAGTTACCAGCCGTGAAAACAGATATTGACGAATCACTTTCACTATGGCAGTTACGAATCATCGGAAACAAAAGGAGACAGACCGATGAAATTGAAACTCGACCGCAACTCGCCGTTTGGCGAAATCGTCGCCGAAGCCCGTCGCCTGAACCGCGACATCAAAAACCTCGGGCTTTCCAAGATCAGCCGGAACGCGGCGATCACCCAACTCACTGCACTCGAAGCCGAAACCGGCCTCGACCTGCGCCGCTAAGGGGAATCACAATGGCTAACCGCTATTTTTACGACCCCGCAACGGGTTCTTGGGGCTCGGCTGATGACCTCGAAATCATCGAACTGGATGATGCGTTGCTTGACGCTGATGAGGTTGAAGAGGCGCTTTGCGAAGCCTCCCAGAAGGGCGCTGGGGCTTCGCTCGAATATGTGCTGGACACGGCCTTTATCGTGGCCTGTAAGGCGGCACAAGAAGGGCTCTACAACGACACCGCTGTGGTTGGGTTGATGAAAGCAACCGAACGCAGCTAAAGGATTGGCGGGCTCCGGCCCGCCTTTTCTTTATTCCTTACCACCTTGTTAATCTTAACGCAAAGTTACCAGCCGCGAAAATAAATGAAGATAAGTGTTGACGAATCACCTGAACTCTGGCAGTTTCGAATCATCGGAAAGACAAAGGAGACAGACCGATGATTATCTGCCGTCACAAACGCCGCCGTCAGGAAAAGCGCCGCACCCGTATCGCCATCCTCTCGGCCATCATCACCCAAGGAAAGGAGGCCCGCCGTGGCATTAACCCCACACTCTGCGCTTAACAAGGACAAGCGCACTGGCAAGGATGTGCTCCAGCACCGTCACTTCGCCACCATCGCCGCGATCCTCGCCGAACTGGGCCCGAATCAGGGCGTGTTCGACAACCAGCGACAAGGCATCTGTGAGCACTTCGCAGACGAACTCGCAGACACCAACCCGCGATTCGATCGTGCCCGCTTCCTTGCGGCTTGCGGGGTTCAAGAGCCAGCGGACGCATAACGGGAGGGGCGGAGCGATCCGCCCCTTTCTTTGGGGCTTAACTGCGTGTTAAGGTAAACAAACCCTACCTATCACGTTAACCATGTTGAAAATAATCATTGACGAATGATTTGGAACCTGACATAAACGAATCATCGAAACAAAGGAGACATTCGATGACGAACAAAGAAATCGCTCGCGAGGACATTCAAGCCGCCCGTGACAACACGCAACGCGAGGTCGAAGCATTGGAACGCTTTTTCTCGGTCACCTCCATTGACGCTTGGCCTTTCGTGGTCGCACTTTGCAACAGCGATGGCGAGCCGTCCAGCGCGTTACAGGTGCTCAAGAAGCACGATGATGGCACCGTATCCTACAACTTTGCAGCCCATGGCCGTAGCGCCTCCCAATACAGCCGAGCCGATGCCCACCGTATCGCCAAGGACTTGCAGGTGGACAAGACCTTCACGGTCAAGGCAATGGGCAAGCGCGACTTCTTCGCTATCATGCTTGAACGCAATCGCCGCGTTGTCGAAACTTTCGACGAACTACTGGCTGAGGCTGACGCCTAAGGAGGAAGGGCCGGGGAAACCCGGCCTCACTTTTGGTTAATTTTTGACCTACCCTTTGTTAACTTTAACAGGGCGTAAACACTACATAAAACAGGGCTTGACGAATCACACTGACTATGCAACAACGAATCATCGAAACAAAGGAGACAGTTCGATGAGAAACGTAGACAACACCGAAGACCTGATCGACACTCGCGACCTTATCAAGATAATCGAAGACTTCGAACGCGACCGCGACGCCCATCACGAAGAGATCGACGAGCGGGCCGAAGAGCTTGAAGAGCTTGAAGCGGATGAGGATGCAGACCCCGACGCTATCGCAGAAGTTCGCAAGCAACTCAACGAAGCCGAAGCCGCGCTTGCCGAGTGGATCGAAGACGAAGCCGAAGAACTGAAAACGCTAAAGGACTTTGCCGAGCAGGTCGAAGACTATTGCACCGACTTCCTGCACGGCGAAACCCTGATTCGCGAAAGCTACTTCACCGAATACGCCGAGGAGCTTGTCAAGGATTGCTACGGCCTGCCGAGCGATCTGCCGAGCTTCATCGTGATCGACTGGGAAGCGACTGCCGAGAACGTCAAGCAGGACTACACAAGCGCCGAGTTCGATGGGGTAACCTACTACTTCCGCTAAGAGAATGGCCGGAGCGATCCGGCCTTTCTTTTGCCCTTAACTCAGCGTTAAGGTTAACAAACCCTACCGATTCTGTTAACCATATTGAAAATAGTGCTTGACGAATCACTTGGACTATGTGAAAACGAATCATCAAAACAAGGAGACATTCGATGCATTATGGAAATTTCACGAAATACGCCGATGAAGCTTTCGAACGCGGCGACAAACACACTGCCAAGCGAATCAAGACCGAAGGCACAATCGCTGCCGCTCTGATCGACGCCCTGCTTGAACGCGGCGCGGTGCTCAACCTGAACGATGACTCGCACGGCAACGGTGACTGGACCGTTGAGAACTGCACCGACAAGGCGACCGTGATCCAAGCCATGTTCACCACCGACGGCGACTTGCTCGAAGCGCACGACGCAAGCGGCGAGGGGCTGGGCTGGTTCATGTTCATCTACGGCAATGATGGCTGGGACGTTATCAGCGACTACACCGCCAACGCATTCAGCGAGGAAGTGTTCGAGGCGATCCGCCCTGTCATCGACCGGGCCGAATACGTCATGGCCTGAGAGTGAGGGCCGGGGAAACCCGGCCCTTCTCCTTGGTTAATTTCTGGTCGATCTTTGTTAACCCTAACAAGACCTTAACGCATAGAAAATAGGCCCTTGACGAATCACTTGCACACTGGCACAAACGAATCATCGAAACAAAGGAGACATTCGATGACCAGTATCTTTGCACAAGACCAAGATTCCGAGTTCGCCCGCATGACCGCCCTGAAAGCGGCAATCATCAAACACTTCAAGCGCGTGCCGCGCTTCGAAGGAAACGCCGAGAACTACGCCAAGGCGCTCTATGCCGCCGTTCGCGAGCGGGCCGAAGCCGAAGGGCAAAGGCCGGACATCGAATGCGCCATCGTCGCGCCCGGCGAATCCGCATACGATGGCAACGGCGATCGGTGGCTTGTCATGTGGGAAGCCGGGCCCGAATCGTGGGGCGTCAATGTGTCGCTGTCGATCACGATGAATATCGGCCTTGTCGAACCTTACCACAGCTTCGATTTGACCTTCTATCCCGGCGAGGACTACGCCTAAGGAAAGGCGGGGATCGCTCCCCGCCTTTTCTCTTTCCGTAATCCAGTGTTAACCTTAACAGCGCATTAAAACTCCTGAAAAATTGTGTTGACGAATCACTTGGAATGTGTGAGAACGAATCATCGCAACAACAAAGGAGACATGCGATGATTCTTCCTTCTCTTGATCAGCAAACGCGGACTGCCCGCGAGAGCGCTGGCGTCACGTTCATGTGGCATCACATCGACACGTGCCTCTCGTGCTACTTGCAAGATCATCACAATCGCGATGGCGAGTTGCTGCTGGGCGTCTACGTCGATGGTGAATCGACCGTCTTCGGTGTCCTGCAAGACCTTGACGACGAGTTCAACACTATCGCCTATGACCTTGGCGAATCGCGTCGCGGATATGATCACGACGAAGCCCGTGCCGCACTCAATCGCCTGTTCGAAGCGACTCGCGAGGTGTCGGACAATCTTTTCGACTCGTCGCTCGAAGTGCCGGACGGGCATCCGGATGACATCGATGGCGAGGCCTGCCAAGCGTGGTTCCTGCTGACGTGGGACGTGCCTGAGGAAGGAGGTGACGCGACATCCTAGACCTTATCGAAGGTGCGATCAAGATCGCCCTTGCGCTCCTTCTCTTGCTACTGGCTGCGCCATTTTAGCGAGAGGAGGGGCGACCCTCCTATTAGGTTACCGCTTGTTAACCTTAACAGGACCCTAACGTCCAGAAAATAGGCTGTTGACGAATCACTTGGACTATGTGAGAACAAAGCATCGAAATAAAGGAGACATCCGATGGACGTTTACGTATTCCAAGCCGCCCTGCTTTGCGACACTTGCGGCACGCTTTACAAGCAAGGCACGGACAAGCCCGCCCACGTTGATGAGAACGACGAGTCCAGCTACGACTCGGACGAGTGGCCTAAGGGCCTTTATCCTGACGGGGGTGGTGAAGCCGACAGCCCGCAACATTGCGATCACTGTGGGGAGTTCCTTGACAATCCACTGACCCCTGACGGCGAAACCTACGTTGCCGAGTGCTTTGACGAGTTCGTAAAAGAGGGACGCGGCGATTACGAAACCCTCGATACGTGGCGGCGCGCTTACTATTGGGTGTGGGAGGAATACAGCACAGTGCGAGCCGCAGAACAAAAGCGCTTTGAACGCTTGGACTGAGGAAAGGCCCGGAGCGATCCGGGCTTTTCTTTTGGACTTAACGCGCTGTTAACCTTAACGCGGCGTAAACCAGCCGGAAAATAATTCTTGACGAATCACTTGGACTATGGGAACAAGGGCCATCGCAACCAAGGAGACACAAGCGATGAATGACACTGCTACCCTTCCCAGCACCAAGGATAAGGTGCTTGAAATGTTGACCGAAAACACTGGTCAGCACATGCTCGATTCCGGTGGCGCTTATGGGCGCAACTGGGAGCGCAACCAAGGCCGCAACTTCGAAGCCGAAGAGCCCGTCTTTATGGACGTGCGATTCCAGCGCGAAGGCGATGAGTTTCGCCCGGAAATCACGATCAACCTCTATCACTGGCTGAACGAGGTTCTGCACTATGATGCCGAGGCAGACGCCCGGTGGCAAGCTTTCGCAGCCGAACGCCGCGAAGACGACTACGAAATGGCCATCATGGAATCCTATGGCCCGTGGCTCGAAGAACAAGGCCATGAAGTGGGCGGCCTTTATGGTGAGGGTGAGCCGATGCTTATCAATACCTATAACGGCGAATGCCTGCTGTCGCAGACGCTTCAATTCGTGTTCCTCTCGATTGACAACACCTCTTATGTGCTCCTGCAAGTGCATGGCGGCTGCGATGTCCGGGGCGGATACACCGACGCGGTGCTATTCGAGGCCGACGAATCGGTGCTTTATTACACCGATGCCACGATCTACGCCGACGGGGCCGATCACTATTGGCGGACCGATGATGGCTGGCACTGGTATTATGAAGGCTGTGCCGGAGCCGGGGCCGGGCCCAAGCTGGAAAGCTACAAGGTGAGCCACAACCCGGCACACAAGGGCGACGGGGAGCACGTCTATATCCCCGAAGACGAAAACGAGGCCTATTGCCCGCTGAGCGGTCTCCCCCTGCTTGCAGGGCGCTAACGGGCGAGGGGGCGGAGCGATCCGCCCCCTCTTTCGGTGCCTAACGTCTCGTTAAGGTTAACAACACCTTAGCAACCGGAAAATAGTTCTTGACGAATCATTTGAACTATGCAAAAACAAATTATCGAAATACAGGAGACATTCGATGGTTATGACTTATGCAGATGATGTTAATCACTTGACGATAACGGCAAAAATGGAAGCCGTTATTGAAGCGATGAAAGAACTGGCCAGCGATGGGGATGAGGCGCTTGACGCTTACAATCGGGATGTGGACCTCCACGACCGTCGCAACCGGGTGGAATGGACCTGCCCGGCTTGGCTTAGCTACTATTCTTCGACCGGGACCGGAGCCCCCTTTCAAGACCGCTTGATTGAAAAGCACGAGGCGACGCAAGCGGCCCACTGGAAAGAATACTTCCCCGCCCGCGCTGATCTTTTCACTTGTGCCGCCGATGAGGGGGAGCATCAAGAGGAAGCGCATGAATGGCTTGACGCCGCGCTTGATGATGAGGCAATTTACTTACAACTTGAAGCGGAACGCCGGGACGGGGATGTTATCATCCGCGCCGGGTTCTCCGATGAAATCAACCGCCCTGTGGGCGGCAAATGGTTTGAAGAGCGAATCGATCAAGACGACTTCTTGACGCTTGACGACGCGACGCTTGAAACGCTGATTCACCGGGCAATTGACACCGCTTATGAAGATGAGGAGTCCGAATTATGAGCGTGATTAGCGGCAAGCTGGGGAACGCCGTAGCACAGGTTGAACACGTGCAACGGCGCTTAGAGGACGATCAGGAGGCCGCACAAGAAGCGTTGACTGAGTTGATCGAAGAGCAAGCGCGGCAATTGGTCAAGCGCTTCCCTAAGCGTAAGATCACCGCTTCCTCTGGGAATGGTCAACTGTCGATTGAGATAACAGGCAAGACCAACCCCGAATCACCTGACCACCACCCGGACCGTAGCTGGCTCTGGATATGGGGAACCGGCAACTATTCGCCACACTGCAAGCCCTTTGACGAATTGTGCCAAGGCTGGGACGCCTTGTTTGACGAAGTGTCTGAACGAATCGGGCTGGTATATGTAAACTTCACCCGCACCGTTGAGGTTGCCGGGCCTGACTACAAAGGGGACTGAAAAAGGGTTACCGCCACGTTAAGGTTAACAACACAGTAAGCCTTTGCGAACATGGTAAACACCGGGTTAACGACGTGGAAAAAGTGTGTTGACTTTCGATCGTAACTGTCTCATAAACGAATCACCGCAATCAAGCGGACAACGGAGACAGAATATGCGTATCAAAGTGAAAGATGGAGAGCGGAACAAACTGAGCCGCGACCGTAACCGTTACAAGGGCGACCGCAAGCTTGCCCGTCGCAACAAGCGCGCCCGCGCCCGCATCGAAGGAGCCGTGGCATGAGTTACGAGTATGTGACGCATCAAGAGGAATGCGAAGACACGGGCTTGATCTTGAAAATCATTCAAGACCCGGACCCGTTCAATCCCCGTGAAGACTATTGCGAGGCCAGCACCCTTTGCTGCGACCACGGACGTTACGACCTTGGTGACAAGGATGGGCATGAAAAGGCCCGCGACGCAATCCGCGCCAGCCGTGACTATCGTGAAAGCTGGGAGGACTATGAATCCGACCAGTATCTTGACTTCTCGCACGGGCCGGACCTTTACGAGGCGATCCAGCGTTGCACCGATATTGTGACACTTCCCTTGTATCTTTACGATCATTCGGGAATCACGATCCGGTGTGCGCCGTTCTCTTGCCCGTGGGATAGCGGACAAGTGGGCTTCGCCTTCATGAGCAAAGCAACCATTCTCAAGGAGTATGGCGGCAAGATACTTACCAAGGCCAAACGCGAGAAAGCGGAGGGACTGATTCAGGCCGAGGTCAAGACTTACGATTCGTATCTGACCGGCGATTGCTGGGGCTTCGCTATCGAGGATCAAGACGGTGAAACGCTCGATTCTTGCTGGGGCTTTCTTGGCGACTCGGACTACTGCGAGCAAGAGGCCCAAGACATTTACAAGGGGATGATCGAGCAACAGAAAGCCGACAACGCCTTGCTCGACAAGGTTGGTGTGCCCGAAGTGCCAGCCTGAGACGTAGGGGCCGGAGCGATCCGGCCCCTTTACCTTTTGTTAACTATTTTTCGAATCTTACCACTGTATTAAGGTTAACGGGACCCTAACGTCACAGAAAAGCGGCCTTGACGAATCACTTTGACTTGTGCATAAACGAATCATCGGAACCAAGGAGACAACCGATGAGCAACGCAAAACACAACCCCATCGCCGCCGCCCTTCGCTCGGGCCGCATCACGCGCTGTGCGGCGCACCGCAACCGTAAGGGCAAGGGCTCTTACACCCGCAAAACCAAGCATCGGAGGGCCTTCGCATGATTAGCCGCAAGGAAGCATTCGACCACGCGAAGAGCATTGGCATCATCTCCGATGAAATCGAAGGCGAGGGCGAGAAGTATGTCCACCAAGTTGGGACGGTGCCTTTCAACAACATGATCCGGGCCCTGAGCATGATGAGCGCGCTCAACACCCGTGAGGAGTGGCTGCGTCTGTGTGCTGCCTACCACGCCCGGAGCCTGCATTCACTACTCTCGCGCCCACGCAACCGCAAGTAAGAGTAGGCCGGAGCGATCCGGCCTTTTCT